TTCTACCTGTGTCCCTTTCATTAATTGGTAACCAACAGGCTGAGTGGGAAGGAGAGGTAGCTCCTCTTACATAGCATGCATGAACATCCCAGCATGCCCAGCCTATAAAATTCCCTGTCATAGTAGATAGAATCACAATAGCTTAAAACCATATGTTTTTGAAGTAACTTAGTTGCAACTAATTGAACCAGGCAAATGGTTTAGGGATTATTGTAGCTCTAGATATTATCTTTCTGACACAAAGACTATGGCAGGGATAAACTTTAAGGAGATAAATGTTTAATAACTGGGAAGAAGTGCCTGATGAAGACTTGTTTCAAGATGGAGAACTAACTAATGAACAAGCAATGATAAAAGCTTGGGACAATGTCTTTTATGGAAAATATAAACTAATAAGAAGGAGAACAAATGCTAGAAGCAGATATAATAAGAAAGTGGACTAAAGTAGCTTCAGATATATTAGTAGGCAGAACAATAACAGAAGTAGCTTACTTAACAAAGACAGAAGCAGAAGAAGACTTTGGTTGGCATAAAAGGCCTATAACTTTTACTCTTGATAATGGAACAATAATAATAGCACAAATGGATGATGAAGGTAATGACGGTGGTGTCCTTAAAGCAGAGTTTCCAGGACAAACAGTAGAAATACAAGGACAGAAGTATTTAAAAACAGAAATAATGCCAGTACTATAAATAATAATTTGTAACGAGGGAAAGCAGTGAGGATAGAGAGAGCTTAGGCTTTGTGAGGGAAAGGTGCAAATCCTTTGTGTAGTTACAATTTATAAATAACAAAAGAAGGAGACAAACATGTCAAATAAAATAAGTGTTCAACAAAGAAAGTATTTTACTCAAAGAATAGAAGAAGCTATAGATGCTAAGATATCAGTTCTTAAACATAAAAATGCATCTAAAGTAACTGATTTAGGTAATAAGCAATATGAAAACTATCTCAAAGAAATAGATGTATTTGATAAGCTAATGAGATTTAATGTAATAAAGCATGAAGCTGATACACTTTGCAGTACTTTAAAACAAATCTATGAAAATATTAAAAAGGCTTTAGATGTAAAAGGTTACAATAGTGACTGGCCTACTATATACAATGGATCAAGTTATGAAACTATAAATGCAGCATATAGAAAAGCTTGTGAAGAAGTTGCACTACAAAACAGTAAAGGTAATGATATTGGAAAAGAAATAGAAGAACTAGAAAGACAGAAAAGAGCAGCAACAGATCTTCTTCATGGCATTAATGAACTTGATGGACTAACAGCTGAAGTCAATAAAATATTAACTGGTGCAGGTGTACCACAATTAGGAGCTTAATATGTCTTACAATAGTGATATAGATAAATTAAACAGAACAACTGAAACACTTTCATCTGTAATAAGAAATCTTAAAACATATCAACAGCCAAGCATAAATGTTAGCTCAGAAATATCAAGATGTAGAAATGAATTAGACTCTGCTAACTCAGCATTGCATGATCTTGAATTTGCAATAGATCAATTAGAAAAGAAACTAAAAGGAGATGAATAAATCTTTGTGTTTTTGATTGTTTTATCTTAAATTATGAGGCAGAAAAGGGCTACATATTGTAGTCCTTTCTCGTCTTATCAAAAGGAGAATAAATGAAGTTACTATACTTTGACCTAGAGCATGGGTCTAAAACACTTGGTGGCCCCAAAGATGTACAGAAATTATTTGGCTACCCTATGCTAGAATCAAGTAGTTGGAAAGAGTTTGCTACAACTATTAAGCAATTGTATAAACCATTCAAAGTAGTAGAAGAAGTAAAGATTGGCAATACAGTTGTTAAACAAGAAAAGACAGAAATTAAACCTGCTAATGAAACAGAAATATCAGGCATAGTAGTAGATACAGTTTCTGAATTATCTAAAAAGTACCAAAGGTCTCTTACTCTTGAAGATGGTACAATGAAACTAAAAGAGTGGGGCAAGCTAAAGAATAATCTAGATAAAATGCTTGACATGCTAACAAAGATACCAGGCATTGTGATTATGAATTGTCATAGCAAAACACAACATATGGATGATGGTACTACTAAACTCATACCATATATAGATGGATCAAGCAAAGAAGACATATCTAAATGGTTTGACTTTGTATTCTATACTAAATCTGTTACAGACTTAAAAGGTAACAGTACATTTATGTGGAGAACACAGAGAACAGAAAGATATGACAATGCTAAAGATAGAACTCAATTACTAGATGCAGAAATACCACAGAACTATAGATTAGTAATTGATGCAGTCAAGAAGAAAGGCTGGAATGGTGCAAAGATATTAATCATTGGTGCACCAGGTTCAGGTAAAACATATAGTCTTAAAACAATAAGGAAGGAATCTTAATGAAAACATTAACTATAAAGAAGACTACAGGAGTATCATTTGGAGAAGGTTGGCATGAAGTAACTATGTCTAAAGCTGTTCCTGGCAAATACAATACAGGAGAAGGCACTAAATATTTAGATATATTCTTTGATGGCTATCCTGAAACTTTAAAGCTTAGAATACATGAGAAGTTCAACAAAGAAACTAAAGAAGAGTTTGCAGTATTAAACTTATTTAGATTCTCTAACTCTGGTATCAAAGAAGTCTTAGAAGGTAGTGATGGTAATACTACTATAGGCATTGATGATCAACCAGAAAATCTAATTGGCAATAAAATAAATGTATTCTTCTATAAGAATGATCAAGGCTACACTAATGTATCAGAAATAATTGCTCCATCTGTATTTAAGAATGACTTGGAGGAGTTTGACCAAGCAGGTGTAGATAGAATGAAACAATCTTGTGAAGATAGAATTAAGAAATATCTTAACAATTCACCTTCCTCAAATAGCAACCCAGATCCTTGGGACTAAGATAAGATGAACGAAAAGAGAGGGGAGATTTATCTCCTCTCTCACCTACTAAGGAGACATAATGATAAAAGAAGTTGCATTTGGTATTGCAAACAGGCATCACTTTATGCCTGAAGATGAAATAGATAAATGGAAAGGTACTAAAGATACCTACACTAGTCTATACAGTTATGATGATTATGTTAAAGAATACTACAATAATAAGAAAACATTGGCAGGATTTGATGGTAAGATCTATATGCCAAAAGAGTTTTACTTTGATGTAGATGGAGATAGTTCTGAAAGAGCAAGACAATTAACAATAGGTTTATGTGAATATCTAAAAGAATTAGATGTAACATATAGACTTTACTTTTCAGGTACAGGCTTTCATGTAGGTGTATCACAAGGAATATTCAAATGGGAACCATCTAAAGATTTACATCTTAGAGTAAAAGACTGCTTAACATCTAATGGTGTTTTTGATTTTGCTGATAGTTCAGTAGTAGATAAAACAAGAATAATTAGATTAACTAATACAAGAAACAGTAAGTCAGGTTTATTTAAAGTGCCAATATCTGAATCTGAACTACATACAGACATAGAAAACATTAAAAAGCTAGCAGTATATATGAGGTTACCTGATTGGTATCTAGTAGAAAATGAGGAAGAGACACCAGTCTTTGATGTTATGAAGAGAGTAAAGGTAGCACAAACTACACCTATTGTAACATCAAGCAGAACAGGAGATTCATTTTATTATCCTTGCATACAAAAGATGTTAGAAGGTACTTCTTATGGATCAAGACATAATGTATCATTAAGAGTTGCAGCTTGGCTTAAAGATAGATATCCAGAACATGTAGTTAGAGTAATCATGGAAGACTTTAGACAAAGAGTTGATATGAAAGATAAACCATTTCCCAAAAAGGAAATGGATACAATTGTAGAAAACTGTTATACAGGACATAATGGTAAGGGCTACAGATATGGATGTAGTGATTCTGTTATGGATCATTTCTGTAATTCTAGTTGTACATTATATAGTTCAAAGAAAAGTCAAAAAGCAATAACAGCAGAAAACATGGAAGACTTATTGATTGACTTTCTTGACTCTAACATAGAACCAATTAACATTGGTGAAATATATAATCAAGACTTTCCTATATATCCAGGAGAGGTATTGGTTATACAAGCACCACCAAAGTCTATGAAGACTATGCTAATACAAAACTGGTTGTGTGCATTAAAAAGACCAACATATTTTCTTGAACTAGAGATGAGTTCAAGACAAATATATATGAGGTTCTTACAGATACAACTAGGTATGACTGAGCAAGAGATATTATCTTACTACAGAGATAAAAAGAATGGGCTACACAAAGACTTTGAGTGGCTAACCTTTGATACTAATAACTGTCATCCATTTGAAATAGAGAAAAGAATATCATCACTAGCACAAAAACCTGAGATTGTAGTAGTAGATCATATGGGTCTGCTTAATACTAATCACAAAGATGCTAACATGAAAATGGAAGAAATATCAGAAGGTCTAAGAACATTAGCTATTAGACAGAATGTAGTAGTGATAACTGTTTCAGAAATTAGTAAAGGTGCTATTAGAGAAAACAATGTAAGTGATATCTCAGCATCAAGAGGTAGTTTTAGAATTGCATACTCTGCAAATAAAATACTATCATTACATGCTGATAGAGATAAAATGGATGGTAATAGAATAAAAAGAATAAGAGTTAGGACTGTAGCTAACAGAGAAAAAGAACAGTTAAATGTTAGTCTTAGGCTAGATGGTCTTAACATGATTAAGGAAGGATATTAATGTCAGAAAAGAAAAGAAGTTTTATAGATATAACAACTGATATAGTAATGGCTAAAGATGACTTTAGCCTTACAGACCAAGAGATTAAAGAAAAGCTAGCAGGTTTATATACTGAACTTTCTAGAAAAGAAGATGGTGTATATTGGTTCTATAAAAAACTAGACAAAGATATTGAGCTTGCTAAAGAATATAAAGAAAAGATAGAAGAAGAAATAAAGAAAAGACAAACAGCTCAAAAGAATCTAAAAGAACTAGTAATAGAGGCAAACAATACTGTTGACAAAATGCCTAAATACTCTGATTTTAATCCAATAAAGATTATGGAATCAACATCTGTCAATATACTAGATGAATCTATAATACCACAAGAATATTGGGTAGAGCACAGAGTAGTAAAACTAGATAAGAAGAATCTACTCAAAGACCTAAAGAAAGGTAAGAAGATAGAAGGAGTAGAATTAAAGAAGAACCCTTATGTGAAAGGACTAAAGTAATGAATAATATTAAGAATCCATTTTCAGCAATTAAAAAAGTACCATTGTATGGAGATGATTTAAAGTCATCTGCATATTCAATACAGATAAGTGATCCATTTAATATTGAAAAGCCTTGGAATGAGGTTGGCATAGTTAGTAAAGATTATATGCTAGTAAGCAATCAGCAGATAACAGATATGGTAGATAATGTAATTAAACAATCAGATATAGACTTTGCTATAGATAAAACATTTTTCAATGGTAAACAGTTTATTAGATCATATAAAGCTATAGATGAAATAGATGCAGAAGTTAAGGTAGGAGACAATCTAGGTGTAGGTGTAATGGTTAATAATAGCTATGATGGTACAACATCTGGTAGGTTTTCTATCTTTGCATACAGGTTATTGTGTAAGAATGGTATGATGTCTAAACAAATATTTCAAAGCTATAGGTTTAAACATACTAATAAACATGATAACTGGGCAGAAGAATTAGAAAAAGCTGGAGAAATTCTTCAACATGCTAAAACAAATGTTAAGCAATTTGCTACAACTTGTAGTAAGTTAACTACTGATTCAATTACAATAAATGATGTAGGTAATATTAGAAAAAACTATTTATCTAAACTACCTGTATCAACATTTGGGCAAGTAATAGATCAAATATACAATGATGAGTATTATCAAAATGATCAAGATATTACATCTTGGGATCTGCTTAATGCTTGCACTCATGTTCTTTGGCATAAAGAAAAACAAACAGTAGCTGACTATAAGAATAATGATTATGTTACTACTGGTATGTTTAATTATAGCAAAGACAACTTAAATTAGTAGAATTAGGGGCTGGATATCCTCCTTGATTATTTATCGCACAAGCCACAACATCCAATCAAAAAATCCAGTCCCTATAATACTAGAAAGAGATTAAGTATTAGAAAAAGTACAGAGAAAAAAAGTAAACAACTAGGAATAAATTATGGAACAGCATCTAACAGATTAAAAAAGATGCTGTTTTTTAGTCTTGTTCAAAAGTTGGAACTTAATTATTGTTTAAGATGTGGAGAAAAGATAGAAAATTATAAAGAACTTTCTATTGATCATATAAAACCATGGCTAAATAAATCTAATGATTTGTTCTGGGATATAGATAACATAGCCTACTCTCATCTATCATGTAACTCAGCTAAACAAGCTACATCTATAAGTAATCATCCTAGTTATGTAGCATATAGTATGGGATGCAGATGTGATGCATGTAAGATGTGTAAGAAGATGTACATAAAGTACAATAAATGGAGAAAAGATTATGAAAATAGCTAAATGTATGATATGTAATGAAAATGTTTATATATTAAACTGTCATTATCAATGTCAAAATTGTGGTTATACCATGGATTGAGAGGAAGACATTGATCAGGTTGATCAAAATGAAAGAGAAATAATAAATGTCGAAGTTTCCAGATAGAAAACTACAAAAGTCTAATAAAAAAAGAGATCTGTATAAAGATGGAGATACAACACATGAAAGAAGATTAAAGATAGCTAATAAAGCTGCAGGTAACTGCTGGTGGATAAAAGCATTTTTAATGATGTATCCCAATAAGATAAAGAAGCAATCCTAAAACATTGTGTTTTGGGGTTATAAATAAGGAGAAGCAAATGGCAGGAAGTAAATGGAAAGACCTAGGAACAGGTTGGTTGAATAGATGGAAGAAACATGATCCTAGTGTAAAGAATAGTCCATTCTTTAAAGGTACTGCAACAATAGAAGGTAAAGAAATGTTAATGACTGGCTGGATAAAGCAAGGAAAATATGGTAAAGAAGATCAGTCAATATTCATAAGCTTTACTGAAGAGGTAAATAATCCATTAAAAAAAGAAATAGAAAGAGCTAAAGAAGCCTCTCTACAAGATATGTTTGGATAATGGGCAGTCCTAAAAGTAGTAAAGCCAAAGGAAGAAAGTTACAAAATATGGTAAGGGATGTATTGAGAGATACATTCCCTTCACTAGAAGAAGATGACATAAAATCACAGACTATGGGTATGACAGGAGAAGACATTGTATTATCACCTGCAGCTAGAAAGTTAATACCATATAGTTTTGAATGTAAAAATGTAGAAAGATTACAGTTCTGGTCATCAGTAGAACAATGTGAAGTTAATTGCAAAGAGGATATAACCCCTGTACTTATAGTAAAGAAAAATAGAAAAGATCCCTATGCATGTATACCTATAGAAGCTTTCATAAAGTTAATAGGAAAAATAAATGACTGATATACAATGGCTTAAAGTAGTAAAAGCTGTTGATAGTATTGAAAGTATGATTAAACATTTAAAAAGTAAATATTACTTACAATCATATAAAGATGGACTACATGACAAGATAATGAATAGATTAATACTCGTCCATGAAATAGTCAACAGCAGGATCTACGACTGATATTGGTAATGGAATAGCTGGAGGAGCTACTAGTTCTAATGGAGCTAATGCTCTTCTAGCTCTCCTATTTAATTCTTTGTCTTCTACATCTGTTGCTAGTCCTAACATAAAAAATGCCTGATCTAATAATGTTCCAAATCCATAACCAAAGAATGGTATTTTCTTTATCTTAAAAAATATATCTCTTTGCATTTTTTCTTCTTCTTCATCTGCTAACAAACCATAAGCAATAACAAGTGGCAAACTAACAGTTAAAGATATTAAATCAGAAGTTAATCCAGACATAAATTTTAAAGGTAAAGCTTTGCTAAACATAGCCCTACTTACTGCAGGTCCTATTCCAGGTACTTGTCTTAATGCTGGCAATAAAGGACCATATACTGCTAAATCCATTATTAATGTCATAGGGCCTTGCATAGCTAAAAAGTTTCTTAATCTTCCCATAAAAGGATTTTCTTTCCAAACATCCTTCCATTTGTTAGGAGTACTATATTTAAATAGCTCACCCATCATATTGCCAAGTGCATTACCTTTTTTATATTTAGTTGATCTATAAGCATCTCTAAATAAACTTACATCATCTGCAAATTTTTGTTGTGACCATACAGTAAATTTAGTCATAGCTCCACCTGCAAGCTTTGACAACTCACCTGTATCTTGATTAGATAAACCATAATCCATTTTATAAGTATAAAACTTGCCATATTCAATGGCTATTTTTTTCATATCATTTAGTCTTTTTTTATCAGCAGGATTTAAAGATTTTTCTTCTTTTAATATTTTATAAAAATCAGAATCAATAATACCTGCATTTATACCTACATCTACACCCATAATAAAACTTAATCTTCTTAAAAACTCTTCACCTTTAGACATAGTAATATTAGATAGTGGAGAGCCTTCTTTATAAACT